TGAATCATTGCTTTTGGAAACTAATACAGTTCCATCTTCTTCTAGTTCCCATTCTCCACCCCAATAAACATTTGGATTAAATTCTAAATCATCAGTTTCATAGTAACTTCCAATAGGATGTACAAAATCTAATATGCTTTTGGCATTTTGTCTATTTCTATCTGCTATAAATAAATCTCCATTTACTTGAAAATCATGTTCACCATAATCGAATACTGGAATACCAACTAAAACAAGTTGATTTTCTGTATCACTTGTTAATAAGTCATTAACTATTAAATATAATTTTCCTTGTTGTGTATATGGAATTATATTTTCTAACAACAAATTAGATATAGTAATTTCATTGTTAGTTGTATCTATCGAATAATCTTCATCTGAAATTCCTTTTAAAGTTCCATCACTGCCTAATTTCCATTGTAATGTTGGTGCATTTTCAGTAGTATCAAATGTTTGTTGTTTATATTTGATACTTGCATTTAAATATAAGTTTGAACTTGTTGGATTTACTCTTTTAAATGAATATTGTGATATTTCAATTGGTATATAATCTATTAATTCTTTTGTTATTGTTTCATCAACTACATAACCTCTACTATCAGTTACAATGATTTTAAATGTATCTGTTATAGCTGTTAACACTAGTTCATAAGGACTAGCAGTTAAAACAACATCAGAATTTCCATGTATTATTTCTACTGATTTTATTGTTGCACCTTTTAATGCAGTTGGAACAATTGTTGCTTTTATATCAGATGCATTTTTAATTATTTTACTTACACTTGATCCTAGTACACTAATTACATTTGTATCTGTTTCTTCTAATGAACTTGTGAATGTTGGCTCTGCATTTACAAAAGAAAATGTTTTTGCATGAGAACTATAACCAATATTTGTTGTTCCACTATATGTATTTACACCTAAATTAACCCTATAACTTTTTTGGCTATTTAATGTGTTTCTTATAGTGTTTCTTTCTTCATCTGTAAATTCCCAATTATAAGGACTTGTATATAAACTAGATGTTCTTTTTATACTCAACATTAATTTATTATTATTATCATAAAAATTGATGTATGGTTCTACTTTAAAACTTGCTGGATTAGTAAATTCTATATATGGATTTTCTTCATCTGTAAAATCACTAGCATTTGTTATTGTTGCTAATCTTTGAATTTTTGGCATTTTAATATCAGCAGAAGTATTTCCACCACCACCAAATGATGCACTCCATGAAGTAGCAATTTTCTTTGTTGGTGAACTACCATCAGCATTATGTGTAATTGTTCTTGAAAGTTCTTGAATAGTAGTTTCACCTTTATACATAGTTGTATATCCATAACTTTTTGCTGTACCATCCAATGCAGCACTAGCACTACTAAATGCTACATTATTTTGTGTTGGGATATAGTATGTACTCTTTATATAATAAGTTGTTTTATTTGTAGTTTTATCTTGATTTGTATATTTAGCATAAGTTCTAATTTCACCATATGTTAAAGCAATAGTTGATATTTTTTGATAACTTTTAGTTAATGTAATTGCCACTATTCATCACCCCCAACATAGAAAGTCCCTGTTCTCTTTTCTCCATCTGGTTCAAACTTTTCTGTTCTGTGATAACCACTAGTAAAATAATTTGTAACTGTTAAATTATCCATTTCAGAAATCGATTTACCAAGTTCCTCATCATAACCAAAGTAAGCAAGTTTTGTTTCACCAGTTTTAATAGCAAAGGTATTATTAGTAATTAATGTTGATATTTTTGATACATTAGCAGATACAGATATACCATTTATATCAATAGTAACTAAACTATTTTTTACTGTTTCTACTCCATCATCTAACCTTTTATTTGTTTCTTCAATTTTGGTAGTAATTGATGTGTTGTTTTGTGTTACTGTAGTTGATAATGTTTGCAATGTTTCAGTTGCACTTTGAACTTGTGTATCTAAATTAGACATTTCACTTGTTACATCTGCTACTTCTTGTTGCATTGTTTCTGTTGAACTAACAACACTTTCTATTTGGTTGTTAATATGATCCACTTGCAAAGCGACTTTATTTAGTGTCTGTTTATTACTACCAGCCAAATTATAGTTAGTTTTAGAATCATCATTTACATCTGCTTTTATAATTGATTTAATCCTTGAATTATTAGATATATCCAAGATAACAGCATTAAATGTATTCCCATTTTTATCTGTTATAGCCACTACATCATTTAATTCATATATGAAACCATCCACCATATTTTCTGCTTTATATGGAGTGTATGACATTCCTACGATATATTTAGCAACCTCTTCAATCATTTCTTCTCTATAAAGGTCTACAAATGGGTTATCAAGTATTTTAAATTCAACACGTTCAGTTTCTATTGATTCAGGATATACAATGTCATCATCTATTCCATCTTTACCTAAAACTACAGTGTTGACTATAAACTCATTTTCCTTTGATAACTTTTCATATCTATTTCTTTGAATAGTATCTCCAGTTATATATTGACTTTTTATAGCTAATTCTCCATCACAATTGAATATAGCTATTTCTCCACCTATTTCAGCAATCCTTGATATTACTTCTCTATTTGTTGTAGATTCTGGAAAGTTTGGTTGTTTAAATGAATAATTGGCAAAATTAAAAGCATCACTTGCTAAAGTGATACCTTTTCTTGTACATATTTCTTGAACTATTTCCAATCCTGTATGATTAGTAGACCAATCTAATGAACTTTCATACTTATCATCTAACAATTGTGTTTTATCTTGAACATTTGACAAACTAATTGATTTAGTACTTATATTGGTTGTTATTTTATCAGCCTTTGCTATAAACACACCTTGCTTAACATATTCTATTGAACCATTAATAACAAGACCTTTATAAACTACTATTTCTTTATTCTCTAAATCTAAATTATTTTCTAAATCATATATTTCCATATTTAAAGTTTTAGTTGGAAATCCACCAATAAACTTTGTATTCGAATGTGAAATTTTAGGATAAGATTTAATTACATTACTTAAATACTCAGTATTATCTATAACAACCTTAAATCTAGGTGTTAAAGATAAACTTGCATCTATTAAATTTTTATAATCACTACTTACTGCATTCAATTCTTACATCACACTCCTTTTATTTTTTAACTATTTATTAATCGCCATGTTGTCCAAGCATCAGCAAAGTAATATCTTATATAAACTGTATTCTTCATTGATACAGCATCAAAGTTATACGGTATCGCCACTTGTGTTCTACTAGCTGTAGGTGTTCTAACACTAAAGAACAATGTTATAACAAAATAAAAACTCTGATTAGGAGTTCCTATTTGTGTCAATATATATGGTTCTGTTGTTGTATTGGCATCTATGTACCCATCTACATATGTTGCAATTCCTTTGTAATTTTCAATAAGTGAAACTCTATTCTTTAAATCAGTAGCATCCGCTCTAACATTTGTTACATCGCCATTTATAGTTGATATATTATTTTCAATTGTTTCAACATTATTATCTAAGTTTGTAATTCTTGTTGTATTTTTTAATATTGCTGTTTCTATATTATCTTGAATTTTATTTAAGTTGTTTGCACTCAATGGTGTTGTTGTATCTGGATAATCTTTAAATGTTATTTTGTCCATTTTTTCTCCTTTGATACTACATACAACACACATCGTTACATCGACATATAACCAATTACATTTATTACTGCTCTAGCCATTCCAGTTTTAGAACATGCCACACTTTCACTTGTTGGAATATCATCAATAGTTCTAACTACTATTTTATGAGTTTCTCCAGTTTTTAAATAATTCTTAATGTCAATGGTTTTCTTAACATCAATTCCATAATCACTGCTTGGTGTATATGATGAAACTCCAAATGCATTAGTTATATCAGTTAAAAAACCACTACTTAAATCTATTGCATAATCTCCACCATAAGTCATATAGAAACTATAATTTTGATTATTTCCTGATTCGTATAATTTTAGATTTCTAGCATAACCTTGAATATCCATGTTTTCATTCATAGAATTATTATAATAACTCCATGTAACTTGTGTATGGTATAAAGTTAAATATGCTTGTTCAATAGTGAAATTACTAGGAACATCAACATCTATACTTACATCTGCATAAACATATGAATCATCAAAGGAATTATAATTAAACCCTAACAATCCATATCCCTCATAATTGCCTACTGAACTAAATTGAAGATTAGTTAATATCCCATCTCCACCAATAACTTTATTTCCATCTTGTAAATAGATATTCCCACTAAATGATCCATTCTTTGATTCTATACTTCCATCTTCTAAAATCTTAAAGTTTTCATTAGCAGTAACTATTCCCTCTAAACTTATTTTATTAGCTTTGATTTTTACTTCATCAGCACTTTGATTTATCTCACTTATTACTTCTGCTTTAGTAACCTTTGAATTTACATTTTCTTGTGTTATTAGAAATTGTGATGATACTTCTGCTTGTGTTGCAAATGATTTTGTTAATTCATTTTTCATAATATAATCACAAGCAAATGATACATTCGGAAAGTATTTAACACTTATTTTAGTTATGTTATCATATGTTCTTATTAAAGCAGTTAATCCTGTATCAGTTATTTTATTTCCACTTTTAACATACACCTTGCTATTCTCAATAATTAATTCATCAGTTTTACCTAATATCATTTCTAAATCAATATAAGTTTCTTTTACTAGTGAACCATCTTCATTAGATTGAACTATACAATATGTTGTTAATTTACTAGGATATAATTTTGAATTAGGATAAACCATACTAGGATATAATCCTATTTCATTAAAACCACTAATAACTAATTTACCAATAGCACCATCTGATACTATTGTTTCACCTAATATTAGTGTTCCTGTTCCATTAGCTGATTTTAAATAGTCAGTCAAATCTTCTACTCTACTTGTTAGAGATGTAATAGTATCATTAATATGATCTACTTCTAACTTAACTTGACCTATAGCATTTGTTTTACTTCCAACTAAATTGTAGTTGGTTGTTTTTTTATCTTGTGTATCTGCTTTTAGATTAGATTTAATTCTTGATTGATTTGAGTAATCCAATATAACAGCATTAAATGTTTCTCCATTTTTATCTATAATTTCAATCACATCATTTAATTCATAAATAAAACTATCTACAAACCCATCTAATTTAAATGGTGTATATGACTTACCTAATATGTGTTGAGCAATTTCCTCAATCATATCTTGTCTATACAAGTCTACAAATGGATTATCTTCTATCCTAAATTCAATTCTATCTGTAGATATTAATTCAGGATAAACAACATCATCATCTATTCCTTTTTTACCTAATACAAGTGTATTAACTACAAAAGGCTTTTCTTTTGACAATTTTTCATATCTATGTCTTTGAATAACATCTCCAGTTGCTTGTTGTTCTTTTATTTGAAGACCACCCTCACAACTCATTAGAGCCACTTCTCCACCTATTTCTGCTATTCTGCTTACAACTTCTCTATTAGTAGTTGTTTCGCTAAAATTAGGCTGCTTAAATGAGTAATTAGACCATCCAAAGTTAGTTGTTTCTAAATTAACATTTAACTTAGTGCATATTTCCTGTACTATCTCTAGTCCAGTATGATTAACAGACCAATCTAAAGAACTTTCATATTTGCTATCAAATAGTTGTGTTTTATCTTGGGTATTTGTAATTGTAATTACTTTTGTACTTATATTATGAGTTATATCTTTTGCTCTTGGTATAAATACACCTTGTTTAACCCACTCAATAGAACCATTAACAACAATGCCTTTATAGATTGTTATTTCTTTATTTTCTAGGCTTAAGTTGTTCTCCAAGTCAAATATATCAAATGATATTGTTTTGGCTGAAAAACCACCTAAAAATGATGGATTAGAATGTGTTATTTTAGGAGATGTTTTTATTACATCCCCCAAATATTCCACATCATCGATAATTATTTTAAATTTAGGAGATAAAGCACTAGTACTACTTACGACATCTTTGTATGCACTACTAACACTTTGCATTCTCTTTACCTCCTAAATATCATCAACATTCATTTGAATAAATCTAATTTGAAAGTTATCTTTCAAAATATATTCATCATTTAATAATGTTACTTTTACTGGATCTGATACCACATACATATTTTTTGTTACTCTTTTATTTTCCATAACATCAAAATAATTAAAAGAACAACTCTTCTTCTTTACTAATTTAAGTAAATTCGATAGGGTTGTTCCTCTCCATTTATCTTTATCTAAAAAATCACATGATACTTTGTTAGTTAATCCAATGACATCTCGATACATTGTTCCATCTTCACTTCTTCCAGCACTTTCACCATCTAGTTGTGCATATTCATAAGAGATGTCATCTACCACATAAGTTGTTCCATCTACTTGTATTTCATATTTATTCATCATGCACCTCCTAAGTTAATAAAAGGACTTCACCTGCATCAATTTGTGCTTGGTTAACCTTTTGAATGATTGTTCTACCATCTTCATATTTATGATAGATTGTTATTTCTATTTGTTGTTTTCCAACTCCATTACTATCTTTTATTGCTTTTGCAACTTGATCATAAATCTTACTTTCTGGTGCAACAATTTCTGCTTCTCTTTTGTTATCACCAACAATTGCAAGTTGTGGATTATTAGCTGGTAGCCATCCACCTTGTGCTAATTTTGGTATTTGTGGTACTGATAAAGCATTATATTTAATATATGACTTAAATGGTTCTATTCCAGCAACTGATACATTTCTAATATTATTAAGTAACCTATTAATTGAATTAAATGGTACTGCTATTACTCTATTAATACCACTTATGATTCCATTAACTACTGTTCTAAATACATTAGAAATACCATCTTTTATACCATCAAATATTTTTCCACCTGTTGAAAATACGTTTTTAACTGCTGTCCATGCTGCTGAAAACTTATCTTTAAACCAACTAACAACTGGTGAAAATACAGTTTTAATACCTGTCCATGCACTTGATGCTGCACTTT